TGACCGTCAGGGTGTTGTTTGCGCTGTCGATCGTCTTGTTGGTCAGGGTCTCCGCCCCTGCCAGTGTGGCGAAGTCGCCATCGGTAAGCGCGGTGTTGAACTGGGCAGTCGTGCCCGTCACCGTGTTGGACCCGAGGGCCAATGTCTTGTTCGAAAGGACCTGCACATCAGCCTGCATACCCTCAGCCAGTTGCGAGCGCGAGATGCGCTTGGTCTCACTGGCCGTTGCGTCGAAGATCACGAGATCGTCGTTATTGGCGCTGTTTGCGCCAGAGAGAGCCGTGAGGTCTGTGATCCGCTTGCCGGGCATGGGCGTGTCCTCTTGTGAGTGTAGCGAGGCCCCGAAGGGCCTCGCAGTTATTAGACAAGGACGTAATCGAAGATCACGTCGATGTGCGTTGCAGTCGTCACGTTGCTGCCAGTCTTGCCTACGGTGACGGCCGTACCCGCGTCGTTTGCGGTGTAAGACGCACCATCTGCAAGGACAGCCGCACCAGTGCCACCATCGGTCAGCACCGTGCTCTGCGTCAGGTTAGCCTGAGCAAAGGCAACGAGCTTACGTCCGGTGGACAGCGTGCCGAGTACATCCACTGTGGTCACAGCGCCGGCAGCACCGCCAACGGCGATAGCTTTGCACGACACCATGCGGATGGACTTGCCAGCAACGGCCGGAACAAGCGTGGCACCAGCGTTGATCTCAGCGATCGTAAACCGCTGACGCACGTTCTGGACCATGCCGGTAATCGACACAGTACCCGTTACGGTCAGCGTCTGCAGAGTTGCATTGCCGCTGTTGATCCGCACGTTGTCCTGCGAGATACCTGTATAGACACCCATCTTATCCTCCTGAGTTGGAGGTAGGGGCCGAAGCCCCTACCGTTAGGCCGACGGGATTTCGCCGAGTTCGGCGCCCATGTTCACCACCGCCAGAGAAACCTTCACACGAGCAGCGTCAATGCTGGCCGAGTTCAGGGTCATCAGGACGTTGGTATCGACTGCGCAGTAGTAAGCTGCAGCATCCGCGTAACCACCGGTGGTACCGACAGCGGCGTTCAGGTCGAAACCATCCAGCCAGAAATCGGTGGTGCCGCCGCCAATGCCGACGTCGATGTTAGCTGCAGCGCCTTCGGCGCGAACAACCGTACCAACACCGGACAGGACGAACGAGCCCTTCGGCAGGACAGCGATGACCAGCGTGTCGCCCGACCCCAGCGCAGCAGCGCTGGCGGCGGTGCGAGCAGCCGCGATCTTAGCGAAATCGAGGTCGATCTCGGTGACGCTAACGCGGTCTGTACCGTTGGCGGTGAAGCCAGCCGAGTTCTTGTAGAACCCGAGAGAGTCAGTGTAAGCAACCATGATCTGGTCTCCTTATGCGAACTGGACGACGGCTTGCGCCAGCGCCTCAGGCTTCGTGACTTTGTAGCCGTACACCTGCAGGCCGCGCACGATGTTGCCGAAGGTGGACTGAGCGCGGATAGTTTCCATCTCAGTCATCTGCGACGCGAAGGTGAAGCCCATCTTGTGACCGGCGATGATCGAAGTCTTGCCGGACGAGACGTTCAGGTTGTGCGACACGTAGAGGGTGAAGCGGTCGATCATGCCGAGACGGCCGTTGCGGACCGGGCTGGTGCTGTCGCCGGTCAGCGAAGCATCCTTGAGTTCGGACTTCTTGATGAGACCAGCCATGCGGGCCGGGATCACAAGGTAGCGGTCCGACTCCGGCACGTTGGCCTCGTCGAGCACGGTGCCCATGTCAACGATCAGGTCGACAACCGGAGTGGTGGCCGATGCGCCGTCCTTGGTCACGGTCAGCGGCGAGCCGGTCGTGCCGAGGTTGAACGCTGCCGACTGCTGACCAGCAGTGGCACCCTTGTTGGCTGCGGCGATGTCCGGCAGCATGTCGGTCAGCACGCGCTGGTCGATCTTCACCTTCATCTGCTCGGAAGCGTCTTTCGACCACATGTCCATCAGCTTGATGTCCGACTGAACACGGTCGATGTCGTCTTCGATGCAGGAGAAGTACTCACCTTTGTCGATGAGCAGCTGCAGCTTGGGCGAATCCGGGTTCTCGACGACAAGGTTCTGACCCTTGACGTACTCACGGATGGTGATGTTGGGCTGGGTACGGATGTTAACCGTATCGCCCATGCGGCGAATTTCGCCTTCGTAGTCGGTGTTCGAGATCGCCGACAGCACGGTGGCGTCGTAGAAGTTCTCGATCAGTTTGCCGGACCAAATCTCGGGAATAAAATTCCCCGAGTAGTCGGGACGGCCGGGAGCAACGGGATAGGCCATGTGGTGTCCTTTCACTTAGCCAGTTTATGTTATGCGACCTTCGCGCTGTGCGGCGAAGATGTCGCGTTCGATCCGGTCACGCTCCTGCTCACGACCCTTATACAGACCTTTGCGCACGTCGTCAAAGAACTTGGCAACGTCCGTCCGGTTGTATGCCTTGGCCTCATTGGCAGTCATGCTGCTCGCTGAGGTACGGCCACGCCCGGGGGAAATCTGTTTTTCGAGTTGAGAGCTGGCTACGCTCCGAGGTGATTGAGCAACAGAACCGCCATTCATTGACTGCCACGTCTTGAAGAACCCTGCGACCCGTCGTGCATCCAGCTGGTTCTGCGCGTTGTCGAGGTACGACTGCCGGGCTACGCCCGACAACGGATCGACTTCAAGCAGCCAGTTGTGGAAGCCCTGCTCGGCGTTGATTTCACGCCAATCTGGGACTTCTGCCGACAGTTCAGACCAGAACATCTGCTCAGAGTTAAGCGCCTGTCGCTGTGCAACGCTCTCCACCTTGGGGACGACAGTGGTCTGCATCCGCATGACCAACCGTTTGAGTTCCGCGACCTCCTGCTGCGATGCAGCAACTTCTTCGCGGGCGGCACGGCGCATGACCTCAATCGAGTCGCCGTAATCCTCAACGTCCTTGTCGGTGATGAGCTTCGCCGCGGCAACCTGTGCAGTGTTTACCTGCTGGGGCGCGGAAAGCGACGCAATCAGCTGTTCGAGCTGAGTGACGCGTTGACCCATCTGATTGTTCTCCGCCCGGAGGCGGGCCGTATCAGCGTTGTACATACCTTGAAGGGTACGATACCGCTGCTCGGCGGTCGGGTTATCGTTCGTGGTGCCGGTTCGCCCTTGCTCTGCAGGCGCCGACTCAGCGGCAGAACCGCCCTCACCGTTGGCTTCGGTCGGCTGTTGGGCCTCACCCTCCGCCGGGGACTGGCCCTCGTCGGTCGGATTGAGTTCTTCATACAGCTTCGCGACAGCCTCGGACTGTTTGCGGATTTGCGCGGGAATAGCCATTTGGACGCTCCTCTCGGGTGTGCGTGGTTGGATCAGCTGCCCCTACGGGACTTTGCTGCTAAGTCAGGGGACTCACTGACGAGCTTGTAAAGCTCGCCTAAGACCTGACACCGCCCCTGTGCAAGTGTCACGTTCTGTCCCACGCTGGGCAGCCGTTCAAGCTCAGACATCCGCCACTCTCCCAGCCACTCTTGGATGACTGGGTATTGACGGACGCTGTTAGCCAGCGCGTGGATTACTTCGGGTGTGGCCTGCTTCACTGCGGCCCCCCGGTCATTAGGTTAGTCCCTCCAGCCGGTGCACCGGCGAGGTCCATGTTCTGCCCTGCAGGCTGCCCACCACCGGGTGCCGGCATCTGCTGCGCTGCAGCGGCAAGCCGTTCGTTCATCGCCAGCTTCTCACGCGACGGGACGATGTCATCAACCGACATCTGCAGCCCCTTAGCGACCTCACGCAGCAGCGCTGCGCGACCCTGCGGCCCGATGATGTTGATGTCGAACTCGTTGGCCGTGGCGTTGAGGAACTCCACGCGGCGGACGTTGACCGTCTCCTTAACAGCGAGGTTAACGGCGCCCTTAGCAACGACCTGTGCGTCGCCCTTAATCGACTCATCGGGATCGTAGCGCATGTTGTAGACGAACTGGCGTTGCACGATGGTCTTGAGCACGTCGTTGTCGATGTGCATCACCACCTGCCGAATCCCCTTGCCCGCGGAACCCATCAGCATGGACAGGCCCGACGCGGTGCGTCCTGCCCCCTGCACGTTGGTGTCCCCGTAGATGTAGGCCGGGATGCCGCTGTGGTCGTCAGCCATGCGCGAGAAGCGGTCGTAGACCCCCACGAGCGTGTTGGCGTTGTCGTTGGGCTGGTTGAACCGCACTGCCGGAGCCGACGAACCCAGTGGGTCGTTGAGCACCTGCCAGATTTTCCACGGCTGCAGCTGGGTGATGTCCTCGTTGGGGGGCAGGCGTTCGAGGTTAACCTCGACCTGCGGCCCGGAGGCAATCGCCATGTTGTTGACCAGAGCCCGGGCTGCTGCGTTGCAGACGTTCTGGATGTCCTCGATGATCTCGGGGATGGCCTTGCCCCAGAAGGCGCCGGGCTGCTTGATGAAGCTGGTTTTGGCGTAGGGCTTCTCGCCCAGCGGGTCGTAGTTGAGCACCGCCTTGATGATGTAGTTCCCAACGCACCAGATGTTGGCGTCGTACTCGCGGTCGACGTCGGGCACTTCCTCCTCGGTCATGCCCCACTCTTGCAGCATCCGACCGCTGATCTTGCCCCAGAACTCCAACGCGTCGTAGACCTCGGTCGGGCGCAGCTCGGTGTGGAACTTGCGCTCCTCCTCCTCGCGTGAGTCCTTCTGCCACTCCTGCACCCACGACTGGGTGTTGCCGATCTCCAGCACTTTGCGGATGGCTTGGTCGTCGTAGCCCGGCACGCCGATGAGATCGGCCAGCTGGGTCCTCGTCATCTCATGGTACTCAAACAGGTAGCCATCATTGATGCGTGTGATGCCCGGCTCAGGGTAGATGTTGAACGGGCTGACTCGTTCAAACTCAGGCGCAATGCGCTCACCGGGAACGAGCTTGCTGCCCTCCCACTTGAGGTAGCGCTGGCGCCGGACGATCGGCCCCTTGATGAACGCCGCTGGGAAAGTCACGAGGTCAGTGATGAACTCGTTGAACGCATCCGCCCAGCCGCCTTGGGCGAACTGGTCGTCGATCTTGATCCGCATCTTGTCGACGCGGTTCTGCGCCGCCTGCAGGATTTTGAACCGGAACTCCTGCCCGACCATCTCTTTAAGCTCGGCGATCTGGCTCTTGCTTGGCGCCTGCCCTGACGACTGCAGAATCTCCATCACGCGCTCGGCGAAGGCCAGCTGCAGTTCTTCTGACTCTTTGGGTGACAGGTCTGGGATGGGTGTCGGCACGAGGTCCCACGGAGGCGAGCCGTTGTCGAGCAGGATGTCCCGCAGCCAGCTCTCGGCCGCACGACACTTGACCTCGGTAATCATCATGTAGACTTCGGAGCCGCCCTGCGCCCTGATGGCGTTGAGCTTATCTGCCTCATACTCCCCGTTGCGCTGCCGCATGGCCATGAGCATGATGTCGGTGATGGGGTCACGCGAGATGCGTGATGCGTCCCAGCACTCCTTGAGGTAAGCCGTGATGCCAAGCATGACAGGGCTGCTCTGCCGCGCTGCAAGGTCCTTCTCAGCCTGTTCACGCTCTTGGCGAACAAGCTCATCGTTACCGACGACGCGAAGAATGGTCAGACCTGCCATGCTGGTATCACCTTAGTACATCGGGTCTTTCTTAGGACGCGGGCTGGACTTCATGCCGGCCTTGGCCTTGGCCTTAGACTTGGCGTCCATGCGTCCGGCCTCGGCATCCTGCCGCTCACGTGCTGCAGCACCGCCCATAGCACGAGTCAGGGTCGCGTTTGCACGTCCCGTTTCTGCATCCATGGGGCGTGGGGACTTCTTTGGCGCCAGTGATTTCTTCTTGTCCATGACGGACCTCCCTTACAGTTTCGCAGAATATAACCCGATACTGCACATCTAGCAAGAGAAACCCCTCCGGGGGTGGGCCGGAGGGGTTAAGTCGAGCAGGCCGCGGAACAGGGAGGAGAATCCGTCGGTGCACTTTATGTATCACGCCCACCCTTTAGCGTCAACCCGTCTCACCTCTCGCCGCGTGTGCAGCATCTCGCCACTGTCGAGACTGCCGATGTGCATCATCAGATAACTAATCGCGTCACCGATGTGGCTGTGCTTGCCGGCATCACCGGACTTCTCCAACCCGTCGCCGTTCTTCTTGAACCGGTAGCCCCCCATCAGGGCTGCCTTAAGCCGGATGCAGCTGGGGTCCACGAGGAACCCGGGGTCACCGTCAACCTGTCGCATGAGGTAGTCGTCGACTGCTGCGATACGCGGGGTGATGTTGTTGGTCCGGGCCGGCATGACCCTGAACCCCTCGGCCTTAATGATGTCGACCGCGGATCGCTCGTCGGTCTGCGCCCGCTGGACACCGGCCGGGTCAACCACGATGATGATGGGTGCGCCGGCGAACTTCTCGTAGAGCAGGGGCTTGAGCACCGTGCGCATGAACCTCTGGATGCCCATGTCGTAACTGACGGCCTCTGCCATGATGAG